CAACCGGCCCAACTGGCCCACCGGGAACAACCGGTCCAACTGGCCAAACAGGTCCAACTGGCCAAACAGGTCCAACTGGCCAAACAGGTCCAACTGGCCCACAAGGAACAACAGGTCCAACTGGCCAAACAGGTCCAACTGGCCCACAAGGAACAACAGGTCCAATAGGAGAAACCGGCCTAACTGGCCCACAAGGAACAACTGGTCCTACTGGCCAAACTGGCCCACAAGGAAACACAGGCCCCACTGGAACAACTGGTCCACAGGGAACAACAGGTCCAATAGGAGAAACCGGCCTAACTGGCCCACAAGGAGCAACTGGTCCCACTCCAAATATTCAATCGTTTTCAACATCCGATTTGACTATATCAAGTAATACAATTTCAATTACAAATTCATACCATCATTTAATTCCATCAAGTGGAACCACAGATACATTAAATACAATTGGTGGTGGTGGTGATGGAAGTTTATTATTATTAGATTCTAAAAACACAGGAGATACAATTACAGTTAGTAGTGGTGTTGGAAATATTTACTTAAATGGCGGAGTCCCATTTACTTTAACAGCAAATAATAGATTATTTTTGGTCAATCGAGGAGGTTCCAATTGGTATGAAGTTAGTAATTCAGTTATTCCATAATCACAAAATAATAATATATTGTTATAATATATATGTTAAACGTTCCAGAATATATTGCATCCGCATATCAACCGTTTAGCGCATTTGATTCAGTATCCAGCTCTTCTGGAAATTCATCAAAAACATCCGGAATAATTGAGAATTTTAATGGGGGACCTCTTAAAAGAGATAAAAATGGTATTCCATATTCACAATCAGTTAATGGGGTCGTAAAATATACGGCTACAATTACAAAAGACCCCATAACTGATACTTATAATAATGAACGAAGAGGCTGGAATGGGGAAGCAGTATTAACATTAGATGATAAACTAATAGAACGCACATTAGAGAATCCATACAAATAAAAAATTGATATAAAAATCCAATAAAATATTTATATCTAATAAAAATGTCTATTCAAGCAATAATTTCATTTTTTGAATCAAATGGATTCACGCTCATTCCAGAAGAATTGCGCAAATTAAAAAAGAAAGATGCGACCGACTATCACAAGGTCAAGCGATTCTTGTTGAAATTGATTCGCAGTCCCGCTTTTATTCTCCCGCGCGACCACCAGCATATAAAATCCGACGATGTTTATACGCTTTCATCCACAATTATCAACGAAAAACTTCAACAATATATGAATATGATACTCAATTATGCGAATGCGTGGGTCGATTGTTGTATGGTCTTGTTCAGCTCCGGCGACGTATCTGGAATTTCACAAAATTATGATGCTTTTATGTCATATTCCGCTTATGTTGAAGGAAATTATGAGGCGTCATCCTCAAAATAATCACTATTTTTGATTCGCATAAATTATAAAAAGTTTTTTTCTTCTAATAAATCAATGATTGAAAAATATTCAGATAGAGCGGTCGGATACGGTTTCGCATTTATAATAATTATCCTCTTATTAACAGCTATCTTTTCATATCGCTACAATAGCGAGGTAGAAATGGAGTATTTTTCAAATTATATCGCAATTGATGATATGCTAAAAAATTGATGGTCAACTAACATATTATTTATATGATTAAAAAATGTCAGATAGTTTATCAACATTTGAAATTAATAATATCTTGGATTCTATACTAAATGGTGTAGAATATCTATCTGAGATTATGGAACTGATTAGAAATCCTCCCAAAAATGGTTCGATTGCTTTGATTATGTTGAATCGTCTAATTGGGAATGAAGGAATTCGCAAATTGTTCCCAAAAAAGAAACAATCTTCTGACCCTGTGTATGCAATCAACATAGAATCGCTTAATGATGGGAAATCAAAAAGCTACTCTCCGCCGACATTTCCAAATGCTGATTATATATCACATATGATGTCGGTTGGAAAATCAAGAGAACGGAAACCACTACCTAATTATCACCCCCTCTTCAAATTGTGGAACTCCCACAAATTTGACGAAGGCTGGATGCGTGTTACGCGACAAGACATCATGTCCGGAATTGAAAATAAGGACACAAAAGATGATTATGGTGCCAGTTTTTTCCTGTTACGGAAGCTCGTTGATTTAGAGCCCAAACTATTGGATTTTATAGTCGATTGCTATAACCGGCTCTTAGATCACGAAATCTGTCCCGAATGGAGTAATTGTTGCCTCGTCCCCGCACATAAAGGAGGTGATACATCGATCCCAAAGAATTTCCGTCCCCTGACTGTTCTCCCCTTATTTGTCAGAATATGGGATAGCGTCATCAGCAAAAAGCTTGGCGAACTGTTGAAAAAATACGGAGTCATTGATACTCTCGTTCAGCGGGGCGTGTTAAGTGGAGTTGGTGGTCTTACTCAGAATGTGTTTGATGTGAATCACGCGATGTGTTCAATGAGCGACAATGAGATATGCTTCTTCATTGACATAACAAATGCATATGGTTCCGTTAATTATGGGTTGCTCTGTCATATCTTGAACGAATACAACTTCTCACCCGCTCTGACGGAATACATCAAAACCTATTATATGAACGCACGGGCCTCATATGATGGACAGATTTTTCGATGGGATAATGGTCTCTACCAAGGGTCTGGCCTATCGAATATCCTATTCTTGATATACATGGATTATGCATTGAAGAATGCGATGACTGATTTGAAGATGATGCGTATTATCGATTTTGGTTTCGATTTACAGAAGGAGACTCGCGCATTTGTTGATGATTTAGTCATATTTCTTCCGAAGAAATCGTGTGGCCCAGCGATACAATTTATCCAGATGCTTTTCAGCAGGTTTTACGGCCTTAAAATAAATCAGAACAAGACGTATTTTTTCATGAACGATGCGAAAGTCATCGAGTTGGCCATTGGAGACATCCGGTTCAAACGTGTCGATATCGACTTTCGGTATTTAGGACTTGGGCTGATGTGTTTTGGGGAAGAATTTTTGGCCAATTACCTAAAAACAATCCGATCATACTTGGAGGAAATTGATACTTTCGGGATTGATCCAAAATACAAGCTCTATTTGTACTACCGGCGCGCTTTTCAAAGGATCAATCGGACACTCAAATGTTATTACACAATTCATGGAAGGACTGACGGTTTGGATGAAATTATGAAACTCATTGGGTATTTCATTTACAGATGGACTGGTGCGTTCCCATCCGAATATTTAGCAAAACACATTGAGTATATCGGAACTAAGGCTGTTCAGAATGAATTGTCCGAGTCCAATATGGTTAATTTTCAAACTCTTTTTGGGATAGAAAATCCGATGGATGACGATTTTCGTAAAGAAATGGAAGGAATGAATCGACCTGATGATATGGACCCATATTTTCGATAAAGTAGATAGAACATAAATTTCTATGTTATAATTAATGATACTTATAATTATTATTCTCATTATATTTTTGGCAGTTATTTTACCGTCGTCGCGAGAATGCTTTGAGGGATGTCGCGATTTTAAGGGGCGACTTTATATAGGGACTACTCCCACGTGTATGAATAAACAAAAGAGTCGTTGCTATTCTTTCTATGATAGATACGGGGAACTTCATGCACCGTGTGGGATGAATGAAATAAATAAGGAAGGAAATAAAGAAAATTGCGATGGATGTAGCCAGCATTGTCAGTATTGTATTGATAAGAATCGCAGGGGGACCTGTATTTCACGTCAAATATTCGACTGTGAGTTGTGTCCATATAGCGATATATGCTTAGAAAACCCATTTGATTTGAATATGAAAAAGAAGGCTTAATTTATAAAATCATTATCTGATTTAGTCGTCGTTTTTGATACACACCCATAATGGCTGTTTTGTACCATTACGTATATGTTCAAACTGTTCATTACGAAGCTTCGTATATAATTCAGTCCCCAAATGTGTTTCGATATTATTTCTACGAACAATCCTAAATTTTTCTCCTCCACATCCAGGAGAACTTCCATCACATTTTGGACATTCCGGACGACAGCTGACCCATACCATTATTCTATGATTACCTCGTCTTGGGATATATTCTCCTCCATGTTCCCAGTTTATTCCCCAAAATAATGGATTCATATAAAATGTATATTTTTTTTCTTTTGGCCTATGCCGTGATGGTGGGTCCTCAGCATGTTGAGGACCCATTAGTCCCAAAACATATTCTGCGTGCCCTTGTGAGTTATCGTTTGGATGTGTATAAACACAACTAGAATTTCTTGATAAAAAAGTCATATTTGCTGTAATAAACAAAAATTTATATTATTTTTACCATCAATTTTTATAATTTATAATTTTCAATACAGAAAATTGAATATTTTAACTTCATCAGAGTTTATGAAGTATATACTTGTGTTCACGTGGATCAAGTTCCAATGAATGATTCCGTATACTAGCATAATCTTCGGCACTAAGATCGAGACATTTTCGAATTTTATCAAACTCGTAATTTTCCCCACATCCAGGCGAGCATCCATGACATTCTGGACAATTTTTTGAACAAGTCACTGGAATGTATATTTTCTTGGGATGAAAATTCTCACAATCAGAATCACAATCAGAATCACAATCAGAATCACAACCACAATCAGAACCATAAACAGAATCACAAATACAATCAGAATCAGAATTTGGCCAACAACTACACTCGTATTGTGTTTTTTTAATATATCTGAAATGTTCATGTTTTTCAATCATTTTACGATCAAGAAGTGTTAAGAAGACTTTATTATCATCCTTCCGTACTTTTTCATCGTCTGAACTGCTTGCGGATGATGGAGGACGTTCGTAAGGAATTTGAGCACCCATCTGACCAAGAACCCACAATGCATGTGCGGTTGGGTCATCTTCTGGATCTGCATAAGGAAAGGAGTTATCTCTACGATTCATTTTTGCTTTATAAAAGTATAAAATTTGTTTTTATTTTACCATCAATTTTTGAAATATGGGATTGTTTACAAGTTAGACATATTCTTTTTCTACAATGAGTAAAACAGTGTTTCATATATACTATATAAAACACGTGAACTTATAAAATCTATTCGATAAGAAAGTGTAATTTATAAAACCATGGTTTGACTATTCATCTAACCACCATTTTCTATTATTTTCAATGTTTGCAACACAAGTCAATGACGCATCGTGTCTCCAAAAACTTACTCCACTGATTGAGCTAATTATCAAAATTTCTTCTGATGGATGAAATGAGACTGCATTAACATCAGAGAGTCCTGTAATATTCATCTTAGAAACCGCATTTAATTTCTCTGATGAGCTATCGTATGAAATATGAAATAGTTTTATTCCATTAGAACACCCAATCATCAGTAAATTAGATGTTGGATCATAGCAAATTGAACTGACATGAAAACCAATATTAATTTTAAACACTAGTTTTGAATATAGAGAACCAGACTCAGTTTGCGAAAAGATTGACACAATTGAACCTGAACTGACCGCAAAAAAACCAAGAATGCGTAAAAAACATATACAGTTTATACAACCACTGAAACTTGAAATTGATGAACTATATTGCAATTTAGTAAACTGCTTGAAAATGACTTCATTATTACCAGCACCAATCGCAAGTATTGACCCATCTTCATTATATGCGAGTGAATAAGCACCCTTGCGAATATTTACAATCGTCATCGCATGAGTAGCTGTCAATATGTCGCCATCATATGTGATTTCGAATAAAATGACAGTTTCATCTTTTGAACCACTTGCTAGAATAGATCCATCTGGATTAAAGGTAAGAGATAGAACATCATTTTTGTGTCCATTAAGAGTCGCTATACAACTTAATCTGTCAGGTAAAATTTCGTCCGGTGAAAATTTGAATAACTTTACACATCCAGATTCAAAACCAATCGCCAGAATGGAATTTGTAATTGGATGAAAGTTGACAGACATAATGTTTTTTTGAAAAACAAATTCATAAATCAATGTATATTTTTCAACTGAATTTTCGGTATACGAAATTCGATGTATTTTTAATTTTTTGCGATAGCAAATAATCATAATTGTCATATCTTGATTTGATACAAATATCGGTTTAGTCATTATATTGAATTAAACAATTACAGCTATTTTCAAAAAAAGTATAGTTTTTTCAAATAAAAATATAGCTTTTTTTAAATATATCTGTAAAAACATTAAAGCATCAACCCTCCCTCTGATTATTTATAACTAATAACTCAATTTTA